ACCGAAGTGCCTCTCTAATAACTCTCTTAACGGAGTTTTTAATTACATAATGTTCGCAACTACGAAAGAACGGTAGTAGTTGTTTGATTGAACATTCAAAGCGCCTAAGCCTTGAGTTGTACCTTCTGCGAATGGGTTTGCAACTAAGCCGTAGCGAGTTTTGAAACCAATCTTTGGTTGGAAAGTACCTGTATCAACTGCACGAACCATTTGTAATGGAACGTATGGGCAGTAGAACAGACCAGCGTCATAAGCGTTTGTGCCTTTGAAACCAACAACTGCAAATTCGTTAGTAGCAGAAGTTTGTGCATATGGGTCAATATAAACCTTGATGCGACCAAACATTGTACCAGCAAATGTATTGCCTGTATCGTCAACAGTCAAGTTAACTTGGCTATTCAAAGCAGATTGATAGTCAAGCAAACCAGCCATTGCAAATGCAGAAGCAACATCAGAAGAAACGATAAGGATGTTACCTTTTCCTCTACGAGTTGTCTTGGCAATTGTATTAGCTTCACGTTCGATTTGGAATGCCAAACCTTTAATCTTCTCAACCATCCAACGACCGTTAGAGTCTGTGTCTAAGTCGAACTTACCACGAGTAGTAGTACCAACTTGAGCACCTAACTTAGCAGTACCGTAGATTGTGCGGATAACTTCACGGTTGATTTCAGCAAGAATCTCAGTAGAGAGAATGTTTGCTAATTCTGTTTCAGCGTCAAGACCATGAACAGCTTTCAAGTCTTGTGCTAATTCGATTGAGTATTCTGCCTTCAAAGCACGAGTCTTTGCAGTTACAGTAACTTTCTCAATAGAGAATGCCATTTCTTGGAATGTGTTACCAGAAGCACCATCACCCAAAGCTTCAGCTGAACCTGTTGTCATAGCAGCGATTGCAGCAGCGTTAGATGTGAATGTTTCTGTTGGAGGAGTACCAGTTGTCAATGCAACTTGAGCACCACCACCGTTTGCACCAGCGAAACCTGTGTTAGCTTCGTTATAGAATGCCTCAGTACCGCCTTGTGAGCTATACTTGGTACGCATAGCGAAAATCAAACCAGTAGGACCAGTCATTGGCTGAACGCCGCAGATGTCATAAGCGATTAGATTTGGGAGTGAACGGCGAACCAAAGAAATTAAAATTGGATCGAAACCAGCAACAGGACCTGCAGCAGCAGCACCGCCACCAAAACCGCCTGTACCAGCAAAGTTAGTTGGTGAACCTGTTTCTGTCAACATACCAGCAGCTTTTGCCATTTCTTGAGCTTGGTTTTCAAGCACAACAGCAGTTACGGCTTTGCGATATGGGTCTTTAATAGCAGGCATATCTGGATGATCCAGAACACCTTCCCATTTTTTTTGTAATTGTTCGGACAAATACATTTAGTTATCTCCTAAAGGATTAGAGTTTAGTTTTAGAAATTGCGTTTGCAACTGCGGCAACGAGTGGGTCATGTGAAACAACCTGTTTTTCGGAACCATCAGTTACTTCTTCCTGAAGTTGTGCTTCACTAGCTTTAACAATACCTGATGGGAAATAATTCTCACGGATTGTTTCAAGTTTCTCTTTGTATTCGTCCTCTGTGGAGAATTCAACACTCTCTGCGAGTGATTTGATTTTTTCAACTTGAGTTGCTGTTAAGCCTTCACATACTTCACGAGTAAGTTCAGTTTTGCGTGATTCAACCAATGCCTTAGCATATGATACACCACGGTCGATTTCTTCATTAAGTTTGCCTTCAAGTTCTTCAACTTTAGCAGCAAGTTCTTCAACGAGGTCGACTTTTTCAGCAGGAACATCAATATAGTTCTCTGCGAATAAGTTACGGAGACCGGCAATAAAATCTTCGGTCATTTCAGCACGGAGACCAGATTCGATAGCGATTTGGTTTTCTTCCATCCATTGTTCAACAATGTATGAGAGGTAGTCATCTACTTTCTCTGTCAAGTCTTGCTTGATGGATTCAACTGCTTCTTCAAGCATACCAGCATAGCGTGCTTCTGTTTCTTCTTCTAATTGAGCAATACGGTCTTGGACACGAGCTTCAAAAATTGTAGAAACTTTAGATTTGAATTCTTCAGAAATTGTTTCATCGTCAGCAAACAAAGCATCAATATCTTCTTTCATGGTCGATTGACCTTTGCCAAGCATTTCTTGCTTGTCAGGTGAAGCAGCTGATGGTTTTGTTTCTGGCGCTTGTGCTTGGGACTTGATTGCCTTAGCAGCATCAATCTTTGCAGAATCGTCTGTTGGTTTATCGTTGGTATTAGTTGGACCGCCAAGGTCTACAACCTCACCATCCAATTTTTGTGGAGGCATAGCTGGAGCAGCACTCTTGCTAGAAGCTAGAATTTCTGCGGCTGCCTCGAATAGTTTGTTTGATGCCATTAGGAATCTCCTTATGATTTCTTATTTATAAAATTAAAGTTTTCGTAAAAAGTTTTCAAACAAGTTTAAGGCAACTCGTTCAATATCTTTGCGTG